TGCAATAACAGCATATAAAACACACACCAAATATGATACTCTTACAGAGTGGTGCGTTACAAGGGGAAAAACAAGAATGAAAATATCAGAATGGGGAAAGGCTTTACCCATTCTTAATACGATGGGTGCAAAAGACAACGCCGTCTCCGATCCTGGGTTTGAGAAAGAAATAAATTATTTAACATATTTTGTGTCTAGAGCACAACCCTCAGAGCTTCAGTATGGATGTAAAAAAGGGGGCGCAAAAGGAGATTGTAGAGATTCAAAGGGCGACCCACTCCCAGAAGGATCTGGCGATCATGAGAAGGGTATATGGCACTATCAAATTGGTAAAGATAGAGGAATTGTTAAAACAATTGATTTGGTTAAAACAGAATCGCCAGGATTAGCAGAAGTAAGATTTGAACAACAGGGCTATGACGGCTTGCAGCAGTTAAGAGTATTATACGATGCCAAAATTAAGACTTTTTTGGATGTAAATTCTTATCCTGGTGCATATATCTATATTGAACCGCGTGGCTTTGATCCCTCGGCTCAATTAAGTGCCATCGATTTAACTCAGTTTGGTATCGGAGGATATTATATGATCATACGCTCTTCTCATACTCTTGGCCCGGGCCAAGCCGAGACAGAAATTACTGCTAAATGGGTTGCCGAAATTGATGCCGAAATTGCTGCATCACAGGGATCCGGCGATGGCACAAAGCCGTCTGCGACCGGATGCGCGACTGATATTGGTTCGCTGAAAACGGAAGTTGAAGAAGATGCAGATGCCGCAGCAGAAGAACTTAGACCATACAAAGAGCCAGAATCAGTCGAAAATGGCGCCAAAGTTGCTGACGAGCATACAGCCGCCCAACAAGCCGCGGCAACCCACACACGAGTCACTAAAGAGACGGTGGTCACGCCGGGCCGCAAGTTTTAAATTTGGAGATAATATAATAAATGTCAACTTTTTATGTCGAGAATAATACAGAATCAGCCCTTCTTTTATTTAATAAGAGATTATATTATAGAGGTACTGCCGGCAATGCTGCCTATACTAATTTAATTGATTTCATAGCCGAAAAAATGATGTATGGACGCGTCACACGGCGCTTTGTGCCGATAATCGTACCTCAAAAAAGTGCGGATTTAAAACCTTTAGATGCCACTACCGCCCCAGAAGGCAATATGCGCGCCCTTAATTTTGTTGTGGATGCCTTTAGCGATTTAGAACAACAATTTCGCAAAGCTGCCATAACTAAAAAAATTGATACAAAAGATCCTTATTTGTCCAGTATAAGGGTTCACAAAGCTTATGAAGATCCAAGAGTACGTTATCAAGAATATATAAATCAATTAAAGTCGATATATCGCACCGTTTTAGTTGAAAATGAAACCAAAATAGAAAATTTTGATGATTTTGCTCAATATATTATCAATTGGTCTAAAATAAATAGCAAACGGGCGCCCTTTACATTTGCCGCATATGTTAAAAGTAGAAGATGTCCAATTACAGTATCTGGATTGGCAATAGAAATTGCTAATTTGGACGCGTCCAACGATGACGGCAAAGCACAAGCTTTTATAGATAGTAATAATTGGGAATATTTTATTAATGCTGCAGCTAGCTATGGTTTTATGGTAGATAAAAATGTTCCATGGAGATTGGTTGCCGATATAGGCTCATCCCCCATGATACAATATGCAACACGATATGGCTTTAACTCAACAGATGAAGTTTTGAACTCTGCTTATCAAAGGGCCCATTTTTCATACTTCAAAAGTTTTCAGCAAAGGCTTCTAAACATGTATAATTTTGTAAAACCAAGGATTATCCAATATACAGAAGAATGTAATGGGCAAACAATTATGCGAGAAAAGAAGCCCGAGAATTATAAAAATTTATCCTATTTCCAAAGTCGCTACTCGCAGCAATATTTCATTGAATTATATTGCAAAATACGCTTTGAAGAAGAAGAATCAGAATTTACTGAAAATGAGCGCCGATTATTGGTTGATGATGTTATTGAGATTGCTAATTCGCGTTCTGCTTATGCGGCGATAGATCAATTTGAAACTATTTTGAATAAAACGTTTGACTATCAGGGCTCTTTGAGTTATTATAATAAGAAGCGCATTGCCTTTAAGAATGCTGCGGAGTAGAATTGTATTTTCAGACATTAGACGACAAAAGTGAGTGTGCTGGTGTATATGTTGGCGGGAAACTACATTTCGATGAGATTCCTCCAGATTTAACGAAAACCTGGAAATATACAGGATCCATTATAGATCCAAAAATAGAATATGCGTGGTTATACGCAAATGGCGACAGTCTTGAAAAAGCCTGTCCAGATGAACTAATAGAAGAATTGCGGAGAATACAAAGGCGTTTTCGCGCTTATCTCAAAAGTTTTAAAATTGGAAGAATTAATCTTCGTGAACATTGCCTTTTTGATCTTGTTCCTGACAGTTTTTTATTGGAATTTTGCGAGATCAAAAATAAAATTACAAAACACGTATTTGAGACTTATGAAAAGCCCAAAAACTATGAATTATTGAATGATATTCAAAAGTTGATGCACAAGATAAAATATCAAAATCTTAATCTTAACCAAGAAGGCTGTCGAGAACTATACTACACTTCCATGGGCCGCTCTAAGGCAAATGAGCTTTTGAAAAATTATAACTACATCGATTATAACATGTTTGGGACGGTCACAGGGCGCCTTACAACTAATGAAAATTCTTTTCCGATACTAACAGTCAGAAGAGATTATCGGCGCCTTATAAAGCCGCATAACGACTGGTTTATTTCACTCGATTATAATGGAGCAGAAATCAGAACTTTTTTTGAACTCGCAGGACAAGAACAGCCTAAAGGCGATATTCACGAATGGAACATGAAGAATATATTTGAAGATGAAATTGATAGAAAAACTGCGAAACTTCGCTTCTTTGCTTGGTTCTATAACCCTAAATCAAACATCATTGAAGCTGACTGCTATAATCGCGAAAAAATACTTGACAAATGGCACAAAGAAGGTTACATTAATACTATATACGGGAGAAAAATTCAAGTAGATAAACGGAAGGCTTTTAACTATTTAATTCAGAGCACAACATCGGATCGTGTGTTAAGTAGAGCAGTTAAAATCGATAAGTTCCTCGACGGAAAGAAGTCTTTTATTTCTCATATTATTCATGATGAAATTGTGATCGATTTTAGCGATGATGAGCGTGTTTATGTATCGGAGATTAAGAAGATTTTTGAAGAAGGTGACTATAAAGTCAATGTAAGGGCCGGAAAAAACTGTTATGATTTCGAGGAATTAAAAATATGATTTCGATAGTTGGACTAGGCAATGCTGGCTCTAAAATCGCAAAGAAATTTTCAGATTTACCCCAATATAACGTTTATTGCTTGAATGAGGGCGTTAAACGAACATCGAAGTACAATTTCAGATTAAAACGTTATGAGACCCCGGAGGAATATGAAGAAAACATTCCCGATCTTAAAAAATTCTTTAAAGACATTGATGACAAGGTACAGTTTTTTATAGTTGGAGCCTCTTATAGTTCAAATTATGCTTTAGGTGTTTTAGAACAGCTTAAAGACAAGCAAATAGAGTTATTTTATGTTAGACCAGATATAGAATTACTGTCTGGAATCCCCAAATTAGTAGAAAATGCTACATTTGGTATTTTACAGCAATATGCACGATCAGGATTATTCAAATCGATTACACTTATTTCAAATCAAAAATTAGAGGAAATGATACCGGATATCCCAATTAAAGGATATTACGATGTTTTGAACAACACGATTCAGTCTACGGTTCATTATATGAATTATTTTGAACATAATGAGCCAGAAATTGGAGTTGTAGCAAAGCCTTCTGAAATTTGTCGAATTAGAACCTTTGGCGCTTTGAACATGAAAGATCTTGAAGAAAAATGGTTTTTTGACCTTGACATCGACCGAGAAGCGTGCTATTATATATGTATAAATAAAGAAAAACTAGAGACAGATGGAGGACTTCACAAGAAACTAGTTGATATGCTAAAACAGAAATCACACAATGCCTTTAGAAAGATTTCATATGCTATATATGAAACCGAAACAGGCAAAGACTTTGGCTTTTGCGTGGCCAGAACGAACGCAATACAAGAAAACTCTTGACATGGTAGATCAAGGGTGTTATATTAGATATCAAGGAACGCTTGGTATACTTTACCCATTAAAAAGGAGAAATTAAACATGGGAATCAACATGGAGCTTATGCGCCGCAAGCTCGCAAATCTGCGCGGTGAAAACAATGGTTCGAACTCAGTCTGGTTTAGGCCAGATGAAGGCGATACGGATATTCGTATTGTTCCATCTACGGACGGAGATCCGTTGAAGGAAATGTTCTTCCATTATAACGTCGGTAATCACAAGGGCGGCGTTTTATGTCCAAAGCGTAACTTTGGCGAAGATTGTCCAATTTGTGAATTTGCCTCTAAGCTATGGCGAGAAGGTGTCGAGAACAATGACGAAGAAAGCAAGAAGCTTGCAAAGTCACTATTTGTTCGCACTCGTTACTTCTCTCCTGTAGTTGTTCGTGGCAACGAAGACGAAGGCATTAAGGTATATGGCTATGGCAAGCAGGCTTATGAACTGCTTCTCGGATACATTCTTGATCCGGAATATGGTGATGTCACCGACATTAATGAGGGGACAGATATTACCCTTACTTATACCAAGCCCACGAAGCCCGGTGCTTATCCTCAGACAAACCTTAAGATGCGTCGTAACACGTCGCCCCTTCTGGAAGATCCTGAAGCGATTCCGCCCTTGCTAGATCGCATGCCTGACTTTGACTCTCTTTTCGAGCGTCTAAGTACAGCACAGGTAAATGCTATTCTTGATGAACAGCTAGCAGGCGATGGCACTGCAGAAGAACGTTCATCTGAGACCACCAAGTACGGCGCCGCCAACGGTAAGAGCGATGTTGACCGTGCATTTGATGAATTGCTGACTGGTAAGTAAGAGATTCGTCTGGGACCGATGGCAGAGCGGGCTAAAATACTCTGCCCCATTTTTAATTAGTTGGCGTAAGTGTCAACTGCCTTCTAGCGGACGGGTAAAAAGTCTGCCGCTTTTTAATAAA